ACTTCTAGTAATTTTAGCCATTCTATCAACTTGTCTATATTCGTCAAATCACTAGTGACAAAATAAGAACTGGCAAAAACTTTCAACGGCGTATCGCAAATTTCATTCGATATACAAATACCATATTGAGACAACTTGTACAAAGTCTTGGGATCATCGTCTAAGTGAATGTCTTTGATCGCATTACAAAGATGTTCATTGATAGCAGACACATAGTAAAAACCATTCGTTCTTTTTAATGTAGGTTCCCAACTATAGTTCTCATAACCATCTACCACAGACAATAAGTTTTTGCACTCCGAAGAAAAATTTACAGTGTCAAAATATTCTTTTACAGAATTGACTGCTATCTTTAGCGCATAGGTTGAATACGTAGATTGATATACCTTTTTATCTTTGTCCCATACAAAGGTATTATCGGGCACTCCACGAAACTTAGTAACAAACTTAGTATTAAAAGGACTACGAATATGAATGTTATCCCCTTCTAGATAGACAGTAGCATCTAGGTATTCTTGAGCAGAATCGATTACAACAACATCCCATTTTAGTTCTAATAATTGTTCTATGTTGTGTCCCAACTTTTTTAATTGACGTTGATATTTTGTGAGCAATTTGTCAAATAATTTATTTTGATTTGTAGTTACCCGACTATTAGACTTCACAATATATTGCATATTATTGAAGAAGCCAAAATCTTTTTTGCTCAGGTGTACATGTCCAGCAACCATGTAATGAAGTAGGTGTTCTCTCTTTCTGAATATCATCATATCATTTTAATATAATTAATGCCTACATACAAATAAAAAGGAGAGGCCCTTTTCAGGGCCTCTTCAATCCGCGGGCTACGGAGATGAGTCGTTTATACCCGCTTCATGACTGTATTCTCAGCAAGATTACGCCAGTTAGTCGGGCTGATCTTGACGAGATCCGCGATCTTAAGAGCCATGCGCATAGACAACTCGCGCAATCGGGCCTTCTGATCCCACATGAACTGCAACACTTGATCACCTTCATCGAACTGAAAGAAGTAATCACGGAACAGACCACCATCGGTGTCATTGTGAACCTGCTTGATGCGCAACATCTTGTCACGCTCAGTGTCAATCGTCAAGTCAAGAAAGTGACAACGTGACTGCAACGCTTCCAAGTGATCCTGCAACTTCTTACTCTTCAAGTGATCAAACTTGATGTTCGTAATAAAGATACACGAACCATTGAAGTCAAAACTGTCAGGGATGCCTTCGCGGCGCAACATGCTAGAATCACTGTTCCAGTAAATTCTACGGCGCTTGCCACTGTCAAGTGCGGCCTTGAGAATGTTCAATGCAAGATCATCCATCAACACGCTGTCACAGTCATCGAACACCAATACGTGATTCTTGTCACTATGCTTGAACAATGTAGCATAGAGACCCAATGCCGTCATAGCACCCTTGACAATCTCAAACTTGATCGGACGACCCGCGATCTTGTCAAACATAGCAGCCTTCTCCAACTGCTGTTCAACACCATAACTCTTACCAACGCCCGGAGGGCCTGATACGATCATTGCGCGAATGCCACCGTTAGTAGTCGCGGCAGACATTTCATCAAGAATCGAAAAGCGGGTACGAATACGTGCCATAGCCTCGTCATCAGTTTCCTGAACGACAGGGGTAGACACAAATGCGGACACTCCTGCAGGTGCCGTCTCACCACCAACAAACTCAAAATCACTCATTGATTCTACCTTCACTTTAACGGTGTCGATTGCGATATCAAACTGACCCTCGTTACGAACCGTAATATAATTACCTTTCTTACCTGACTGAAAGCCTTTGACCAATTTAAACTCAGTGTCAACTACTGTCGAGCCACGATAAGAACCCTTAAAAATACGAACAACTGACATACTCATCTCCATCAATTAACGAACAATATAACTATTATAGTCCCTTGCAGGGCTAATGTCAAGCCGGGGCAAACATCTTAGCACCTTCGGCCATAACGACACGATATGCTTTCATTGTTTCTTGCGTCTGGGCTAATGGGCTAGTATGAATATACTGCATCATTTCCAAGAAGCCCAAACCCAAAAATTCTGCGTCTTTTTGGATCACTTTGATTGCTGTAGCGATTTGCATTTCAGTTCCTTTTCTCAACTCTATGTATCTATTATGAACCCAATCACACCCAAAGTCAAGCCTTTTTCGCCACTTTTTTCCATTATTTTCATAATGAAAAAAGGCGTTTAAAATCAACAACTTACGATGCCTAAATTGTTGTTTAAAAACAACAACTTACAGACTACAGTCCTGGCACAATTGTGGGTTGTGGTATCTTATCTCTTTCATGGGCTAATTTCAGGTACAATGTATCATACGCCCTGTCTTTGAAGACTTGTCTGTTATGCTCTATTATGTGCTTGTTTTCTTCGTATGCTTTTCTAAAATCTTGAACGTCTCGAAACATCATATCGATAGAAAACATAAATTCAAAAAATCTTCTGTCGTTATCTAGGATGCTATCATATGAATAGTTTATGAAGTTCGGTAATTTGAAACCATAACTCTTTACATCTTCGATGAAACCTGAATATGCAAATGGTAGTATGAAATTACCTTTGATCAAAGGATCTAGTGTTTTTTCAGTCATGCCCCTTGTGTTCCACCCAGATGAACACAATGTTTCAACATATATAGAAACATATGTTCTTTTATAAAATTCATCTCCGATAGGATACCAATAACCTCCGGAACCTTCTGGATTCTGAATGGTGTTTATTACTGATTGGCTAGGATTGTTGGGTAGAAAATTGTTGCCAGCACTATTAATAAATCCCTTCTTCTCATAAAGCCTACGTAGATAATCTTTTAATCCGGCTCGGTATCTCATCCTAGGCATGAACAACCCGTGATATACTAAACCAGGACACAAATATGCTTTACAAATACTAGGATCATCTTTTCCTTCAGGAATATTAAACATCTCTTTGTTAGCACCAGTAGTCCATATTATCTCTCTACTACCTATAGGCAAAGAGTTCACTAGATTTTCAATCTTATGATAATCATGATAATAGAGTTTATGACGATTAAACATTATATCATAATGTATCAATCCGTCTCCAGTGCCGGCTGCAAGATTTTTGTGTACGACATATGTATTGGGAAATACTTCCCTATAATCTTTTAACATTTTTAAAAAATGTTCTCTATCGTATCTCTCATCGATATGAAATATCGCCAATACTATTACTATTTGTTTAGTAGTGAGTCTTTTTAATATCTCACTATTGATAGGGTTGAAATTATGAAGTAGCGGGATTACATCCGCGTCTTTTATATTGTCAACATATTCCCAACCTTCTTCAATGAAGAAGGGCCATATGTGTACATTAAATAATCTTCTATTTTCTTCACTAGGCAACGAATCATTGATACTACTTAAATTACGTAAAATGCGCATGATTTTTATTTATATTCATGTTCGTTCATTCCGCATATGCAAACACTATTTACGAAAATATGATCACAAACATCTTGTATTTGTAATGCTTCATAAAGAAGCGGGACTGATCTTTCTAATTCAGGGTATTTTCTAAGATCCTCTAGTGTCATACATTCTATAGCACGTAACACTTTTTCTACTGCCTGCCTGCTCATTAATCATCCCTGCCATAGTTATAACTTTCAATTTTATAGATAGCATCGCGTAGTGTCTTGATGCCATCACATATAGCCCAAGCCTTCTTGTCTACATTTACCTTTATGAATGCATCATTGTACACAAGAATGTCTACCTGAGATCCTGTGTAGTTGAAAGTCACCGATATATAAGGTATTCTACCTTCGTGTGTGGATGTGTGGATGTTTGAAAATATTTTTGATTTTTTAGTGTATAGGAATGCCAATATCAATGATACTGTTTTTTCGCTCATACAAACGACCATTTTTCCATCACAAAATATTCGTTTAAATCTTTTTTCCTGAGGAAATACTTACCCGTGATCGACAGGCCGGTATTACCGATATGTCTATCTAACAATGTTAACAATGGATTATCACCGGTGATAGAGAACATAACTTTATTTAGTTTATCATCTTCAAACCAGTACTCTATATTGTTCATACGACGGCGTTGATTCTCTATTCTTTTTAAGAACTTTAAGTCACGCTGAACAGGTTCGCGCATGTTAGGAAGATTGTTGTTTTTAAAATAACTAGATTGAAAGATTCCGTCAATCTCTTTATCGTAATCGTAGAAATAAGGCAAGCGATACACGATGCCTGCTAGGCTATCAGGAACTTGTAGTGGATTGCCATGTAAGAATTTCTGCAAGTCCTTTCGGTACTTAGTCAGTTCGCGACCTTGCAAGGTCAACATCAATAGTTTATCCTTATAATACTTGCGGATATTTTCTGCCTTTTGACGATCAAGGTCATTAACCTGCGCCGGCAATTCAGGACTGTTCAAACTTCTATTAAATCTATTTGAATCACTATTAGACAAACGTTGTATGCAACAACTGATAGCCAATATATCTTCTAGATATGTCCTAGTGGTGTCCGGGGCCAACTCGCCCTCAACCTGCTTGAATATATCATCTAGACTCCAGGACCTTTTTGTGTTGTTTTTGAGAGTTTGCACTGAACTAGTTCCCATATTAACTCACCGTTATATCTTCCATACCGGCTGTACGCAGCCGTACGATGTGGCCCAATTGCCACTGCTTGCTATCAAGTCCTTTCATGATACCAAGCCATTTATTTCTAAGTAATGCAACTTCGTTGATCAATACTTCGAAATCAATTACTTCATCTTCACCGTCAGTATACTTCTCTGCATCACGACTTGTCAAGGCTCTATTGTACCCTTCTAAGTATTTTTGGAAATATTTCCTGCGTAATTTACGTAATTGGATATTGAGATAGTTCAATACTGCTTCTATCTCTTGTAGTTGATTGAATCTGTGTTCTGTGACTCCGGGTAAATTAGAAATGTTCTTTTCAACTTTTCCATTTACCCGGACATCATATTTTGCCTGCTCTAATTCTGATTCATAATGAATTATGAAATCAGGTATTTGACTTAGGTCGCTAGTGATTCTGGTGTACCAGTTCATCTATCACCATTCATCGTCTTCGTGATCTTCGTCCTCTTCATACTCTTCTTCTTCGAACTCTTCTTCGAATTGAGATTTGTAATCGCGCAATGCGTCCATGACTGCTGGATCGCGACGGAACGCTTCTTTGATATCGGCTGCTTCAAAATCATTATCGATCAATACATTGACCAATGCTTCTGCCGCATAAGATAGATTATTTTCATCCATCTCTCCTCTCAATGCACCCCATACTTCTGCTATGACAGTAATACTCATCCTGTTATTCCTCCGTGTCAGAATTTGTATTACTTATCTTAGTTTCACGGTTTTGATATTCAGACATTACTTTGTCTAAGCAACCATCTTCGTTACTTTCCCAACCCTTACGGAAGAACTTGATGATCTCTCCATCACCTGTCGTATAACTTAGTCGATTACCTTCCTTAGTCAACATGCTTGCTTTCTCAAACAAATCAAGTAAACCACTATATGGGTTCATGCCAGTCTCATATGGAATCTTGACTTGAACACTTTCAAAAGGCTTTGCGTAGCGAGTTTTCATAACCTTACATGCGCTACGAATACCACGCACTTCGCTGATCTTATTGCCTTCGTCATCTTCCTTGAGTTTGAGTTTCTTCATGGCGACAACAATACTACTTGCGTAGATGAAGCCTTGTCCACCACTGATCTTGTCATCAGGGTCAAACATATCTTGACTAGCATATGTGTGATTAGTTGCAACCAATCCAACATTGTGACTGCCGAACATGTTCACACAGTTACGAACAAGACTAGTCAATGCCTTGGGCTTTCGACCCATGTCACCCTTCATATCACCTGCTTCAAACTGATTGACATCAGTTGGAGTCAACAACATGCCAAGACTGTCAATGATGAACAATACCTTAGGCTTTTCACCTTCGGGCATCGCTTTATAACTTTTCATAAATTCACTGATAGTCTTAGCAACGTCATCAATCATTGCCATATTCAACTTCAATAACTTGCTTTCATCAGTATCGACACCGAGTGCCTTCAACCAATCTTCATCAAGTGCGTTTTCTGTATCAACTAATACAACAAAAATGCCTTGCTCTTGTGCGTGACGAACTAGGTTACCACTGCAAATATAACTTTTGCCTGAACCTGATTCACCTGCGAATACAGTTACCTTGCCTAGTGGGACTCCTTTGTTAAAGTCTCCACTAATAAGATAATTGAGAGCGTAGTTACCGGTACTGACCCAATCAGTAGGATCATTGAAACCAATACTGAGACCTTCAATGCTCTTGGTAATGTCTTTTCTAAATTTACTAACATCGAATGGTTTCGCCATGTTACTTTGCTCCCTTCGGATGTTCTTTTGGCTCAACTACGATATCTGAACGACCGATAGCCTTTAGCCAAGTGTTCAATCTATGAATGATTGTACTGTCATCTTTAGGGTTATCAAAACTGATATTACAGTCCATGACTGTATCACCGCTATCTGCTTCACGGCTACTATAATTGAGAGAAAAACTCTCGTTTACTTTAATTGTTTTTGCCATATGTTCCTCTTACTTCATAATATTTCGTTTTAATAGTCTATCACTAAATGCGATTTTGTCAAGCATTTCAGGACAACTATCTGCGATACGTTCTAACTCATAGTCATTTGGGAAATGACGTAATGCGCCACGGGCACGGTCACGGACGATGCTCGGCACTCTAGGCGTCTTGCCCGGATCGCATAATTCTTCAAGCAATTTCTTTCCTTGCTTTAGTGCGCGGAATCTTTCGTCTGGTAGTGTCATGGTAGTGTCCTTATGTTAGAAA